CTTTATCTTGCTTAGAATCCTTGTTTGGATTAGCTTCAGCTAAACTAGCTAAATTAAAGTCCTTTTCCGAGTCTTTTACAGCTTCTGAGTGTATTAACTCCCAATCATCCGAGATACGCTCTCCTAGAGGCTCTAATTGGCTTAGAAGGTCATTTCCATCCTCATCACTAAAGTCATTATTTTCTTTTAATGAAATAGCACTATCATGAGACTCGCAAGGCATATACCATACTTCTCCATCTACTTCGTGTTCGTGATAACCTTTACATCCTTGTTCTAATGCCTTATCTTCTGCTTCTTTTATTGTCTTGTAAACTTCAACTCCATCTATTTTCTTTAGCTTAGTGCTGAAAGTAGCCTTTGAGCCTATTTTCTCTCCTGTCTCCTCTTCTCTCTTCACTTTAGTAGATATGTTATCTAATTGTGTAAATTCTATTGGTTGTAGAGTAATAAAGTAAAGATTTAAGTATATCTTGTTAAAGTTTAGCATATCTTCTAAACCTTCTATAATCTCTTCTTGGAATGGTCTAATAACTATGTTATCCATAAGTACAGAAGCAGTTCTAAGCTCTTCTGCATTATTACCAAATCCTGTATTGTCTTTTATCCCTAGTAATATAGGAGATACAATACCGTGACCTAACATTATCTTCTCTCTACTCTCATCAGATAAGAACTGATACTGAGCGTGAGCATCTGGTAAATGTATAGGGTCAATATCTGCTTTAGTTTCTATAGACTCGTTAAATGCTAGTATAAATTTACCTGCATTAGACGTTCCGCTAAACTTATCGTATATTTTTCTTTCAATTAACTCTTGAGTCTCCTCATTAGGTACTCCATTGTTAAAGTTGATTAATAAAGAAGGCTGTAAACCTTGCTTTATGTTATTTATGTGATAATTACTTACTTCTTCTTCTAAAGAACAGTATTGTAAACATCCATGATAATCAACAGGAGCATAATAATAAAATCCACTTCTATATGGCTTGAATATATATAACTCTACTGTTTCACTCTTTTTACCGTTACCAAATGTAGGTATTCTCTTAGGATTATCACTAGGCTTTATATCTACCCACTTAGGATGATAATAATAAGCTCTAATAACGCCTTTAGCATCACATTTCTCAGCTCTTAGAGTTTCCATAGGGAAATGTAGTATCTTAATGATTTTAGTCTTAGACTTATTGTATACTACTTGCATAGCAGCTTGTCCTAACATCTTATAATCATTAGAGACTCTCTTTACTTCTCTTGGTCTAACTAATAATTTAAATTTAGCATACATTTCAGGAAATTCCTCGCTATCTGTAGCTTCTATACCTCTACCGTAAATCATATCAACAATACCGTTAATACATCTACTGTTTGTAGGAGAGCCTAAGTATTTCTCTATAAGGCTATCAAAGTAATCATTGTTTTCTCCATAAGAAACCCAATCTTTACCATACACTTCCTTAACCTCTGGTGTTTCATAACCAGATAAGTTTACTACCCTTATAGAATTGTTCTTGTTAGTCATCTAATATCACGTATTCGTTAGAAGGCTCTGCATATTCTGTGTAATCTGAATTACTTATAGAATATCTTCCTTCGTTATTATAAGGAACACTAGCATCTGGCAGAACAGATACTTTATCTCTGTAAACTAATTTATTTGTTGTAGTATTGAATATAGTAATAAAATAATCAAAACTTGTTCTTAGTTTATTTGATGTGCTCACTTGAAATCCCAAATAATTATCATACTTAGTACTTTCATCATTAGTAAAGCTAAAAGTATCATTTGTACTTTCCTCTAAAAACGATATTGTTAAAGAACCAGCAGATGCAACAACAGTTCCATTACCTAGAGTAGTATACGTTACCGAAGTACTTCTAGGAATGATGTTAAACGTCTGTGCACTATCATTATTTGTTATTATCATATTATGATAACGATATTTTTCTTTTTTGTTTTATAATAAAAAAGGGTAAGCTAATGCCTACCCTATTTTTACCAATAATAAACAATATTATTATTCGTTACTCATATTTGATGTTTGTACATCGAATCCTGATGTATTGCCTACAGCAACTAGTGTGCTTAGTACAAATAAAGATGGTAATACTTCTTTTCCTTCGAAAGTAATATTATATCCGTTTAAGTCTCCCATTGCACCTCCTGTAGAAGTGTTAACAGAAACTTCACATCCATTTTGTCCTCCAGCTATTCTAAATTTCCCATTATAATCTTCAATGATTATATGAGGTCTACCGTAAGACAATAATTTTAATTGCATCATTGTATCAGCATTTTGTGCCTTAAGAACAAAAGCACCTGATTGAGTCCAGAATGAAGTTCCGTTATCTCTAGAATTTTCATTAGTTTCTTCAAAGGTATTGTTATCTCCTCTTAATTCAAATTTGTGTACGTCTACACCAGCGGTTAAAGTTGCTACCGTTCCGTCAAATGCAGCAGCGGTTGGAGCGTTAGAACTAGCGTCAGCCATCCCAGCGTACATAGCGTCTGAGTAATTAGCAATGTAAAGATTTTTAATCCCACCTACGGACTCTTTACACGCTTCTAGTCTCCCTTTTGATAAATCACAAGCCATTTTTTATATGTTTTTTAATAAAAAAGGGCAGGTAGAATATCCCACCTACCCCTTTTATATGTTAGTATTAATTTATATTAAGAATAAAGAACGATGTCAGAACCGATACCGTATTGTACACCAGCAGTAAATCTCATTACTATTCTTACGTTTTGACTTCCGTCAATGTCAGCCATATCGATAACTTTTACTTCATTGTGGTCAGATAATAAACCTGTACCGAAATATAAGTTAGACTTTTCAGCAGCCATTGCAGTATTGTCAGCTAATCCATTAGCAACAAAGATTCTTACGCCATCGAAAGATAATTCTCCTCCGTTGTACCATTGAGTACCTTCGTTCATTGTTCCAGCTCCACCTAAGTTAGAAGCAAATCCACCTAAAGCTCTTACATAAGCTCTAGCGATGTTTTGTGATACATATAAGTATAAGTCTTCTTTTCCGTATAATGAAGAAGGAATTGCATCAACGATAGCTCCTAATTGAGCGATAACGTTAGCAGAAGTTACTGTTGCAGCAGCAACGTCAATAACGTCAGCATCAGCAGCAGCTAGTACGGTAAATCCGTCAAACTCTCCAGCGTTAGCGTTAACACCTCTCCAGATGTTTTGCTCATTCTTTTCAGCTACTTTAGCTACAACGTGAGCTAATAAATAGTCTTGGAAAGTTTTAGGTAATGAATCAAATGCAGAATATCCCATAGATACTGCTTCCCAATCTGAACGGAAATCAGCTTTACATAATTCTAAGTTTACTTGGAATGTTTCTGGCTCAATAATTCTTTCTGTTAAAGTTACAGAAGAAGTTGCAGCGAAGTCACATCCTCCATTAGCGATAAGGTCTCCTGTAGCTAATTTCTTGATTACTTCTTTAAATTTAATGTTTGGTTTTACTTCGATACCACCTTTTTCGATAGTATTAGCAGATAATAAAGCAGCAGAAATATATTTCCCTGCAAATTCGCCTGCGTAAGTAGTTGTAATTGATGTTGTAGTTGCCATAATTGATATTAGTTGTTAAATAATTTGTTAAATACTCTTTGTTTTGTTGTTACTGGTTGTTTCTGAGAAAATAAGTTCATTGTGTTTGAGCTTACTTCAGCTTCAGGAGAATGTGCGATAGACTCTGCTTCTTCAGATAACTCTACTTTGTCAGAGCTTAATTCTTCAGGAACATCAGATGATTCAACCTCACTCATGTTGTCCATCATTTGGTCGTACATAGCTTTAAATTCAGCTACTACCTTGTTTAATTCTTCTTTGGTAGCGTAAATGCTTTCTTCTTCTACTACTTCTTCAACCACGTCTTCTTCGACTACCTCTTCTTCTAAAGAAGTCTCATCTACTGTTTCTTCAGCAAGTTCTACTTGCTCTTCTACTACTTCTGTTTCTACTTCAGCAGAAAGCTCCTCTTGAACAGGAGTTTCTTCTTCAGCTTCTACAGAAAGTAATACGTTTTTAAATTTGTTGATAATTTCTGTTGCTTTCATAAATAATTATTATAATTTGTTAACGTTTAATAAATAATCTGTTTCATTTTCGGATTATTGTGAGTTGTTTTGATTGGTTAAACTGCCAATTCCTTGAGCCTGTAAACTACCATCACAGCACTTAGTGCTATAGGTATTGTTTTTACATAAACAAGCTCTTTTACTATTCTTTGGGCTATTGCTACTTGGTGTTTTTTTCATTTATCTATTTGTTTTAGTTTGTTTATTGCCCAGTTAATTCCAGAGCTACCACCCCAAGCATCCCACATAATACCTCCACATCCCTCGCTATAAGGAACATCTTTATTCTGTTGATGTCTTTTAAATGAAGCCATTCTAGCTATTGTTGAACGAGATATATTTTCTCCTGATGCTAATTGATTAGCTCTTGTCCATCCTACTAGAGTTCCACATTCACTACCATTCTCTTCTTTCCATTTTAATGCTCTCTTAGCATTGTTTCTTGCAGCTTGTGGATAATCACTATATGTTTCTAATTCTATTTCTTCTCCCCTAAGCAAAAAGTCCTCTAGCTGAAATAATTTAGCTAATGCTTCAAACTCATCATAGTCCATTTGTTCTTTTACACTTTCATTAGGTCTTTCGTCTAGTTTATCTGTAAAGAATCCTTCTATACTAAATCCTTTTACTTTACCTTCTTTAACAAACTCTTCCCAAATCTGGTCATTATTTACTTTTACAGAAACCATCCAAGTTCCTACTGGTAAGTCAAGATTATACTTAGCTGATTTGTCTTTCTTCTCATCTTCTATTATCCAACTCTCTACAACACTTAGTCCATTTAATTCTACCTCGTGTTCTAATGTTGAGTTATTCTGCTTACCCTTAGTCAAAAACAGCTCAGAAGCTTTTCTTACAGTTTCTTTAGAGAAGAATATATAATACTCTTCTTCTCCGTTATGTCTGTATATCTTCTTGTCTGGTATTAAAGCAGCTCCCATAAGTATGCGTTTCTCAGCATCTACTTCAGCTAACTTAATCTCTTGTGCTTTTAAAGCAATGAAGTCTTCTTCTATTGCAGGGTTTTCCACTATAGATATAGCTTCTATACCAGCAAAATCATTTTCTTCGTCTATAAATAATTCTATAATATTTTCTTCCATAATTTGATAACGTATTTAATGTATTTTGTTTTATATTAGTCTCCTCCTAATGAAGCTCCTGTTGATATTTGTAAATCTAATTCTTGTTGTGATGTCATCTGACTACTTACTACATAAGCTTGAACAGGTTCTTGGAATTGACTACCTACTGCTTCAGCTAATTGATTAGTTCCTGTAGAACCAACTAAGTTAAAGTCAAATGTTCTATCTCCTCCACCTCCTGCTTGTGGTGTTGGAGTGCTTGTAGAATTTGGATTTATAGAACTAATTTTTCTAACATTCATTAAACCTTTAACTAATGTTGAAGCTCCAAGAGCAAATCTACCTAAAGTAGAAGGAATAGTAGGGTCATTAAAAGCTTTATCAACTCCAGCATAAGTATCTATTAATGCTCCTGCTATAGCTAATTGCTTATGCCTTTTTGTTGCTTTACCAGATAAACTAGCAAAAGCAGTAAAAGCACCTGACAAAAGACCTAGTGTTTCCATTCTAGCATTTCTTTCAGCTTCATCAATAGCTATTCTATCGTTACTATTTTGCTGTTTAGCTGCTGTTCTTTGCCTTTCGTACTCCTCTTCTATAAATACCCTGTCAGCAAGATTGCTTATTTGTTTTTTCTTTTCTTCTTCTTCTTTATTTATTCTCTCTAAATCTTGTGCAAGTTTCTCATCCAATAAGGTTCTTTGTATATCTAAACCCTGCATAATGTTATTAGCTCTAAGTATTTGCCCTTCTAGCATAATATTTGTTACCTCATTTTCTGCTTCTCTTAGTCTCTGCTCATAACCTCTGTATCTTTCTTCATCTCGCATCTTAACATTAGCATTGTATTTATCTTCTAATGCTAATAAGGCTCTAAAATAATCCATTTTAGCAGTTAATATAGATTCCTCGAACTTTTTCTCTGCTAATAGTTTTTCTTCATCTGAAGCATTTGACCTTTTAAACTCTTCTAATCTTAATCTTTCTTTCTCTTCAAAATTCTCTCTTCTTCTAAGTAAATCTTGTTCTTGATATCTCTTTTGTATTGCAAACTTTCTAACTTCATTTTCCTCTAAAGCTATTTCTTCTTCTCTTTGGAATCCTAATATTATCTTAGATAAATCAAG